TGTATATTGCAGTTATCCGGGCTTTCCGGTGCGCTGAACTGTCCCGGCAGACGACATACCGATCAGTGTACCTAACTTGTATGTAAGGACTCATCATGGGATTCGCTACTCACCTCGGCCCTTGGCTCTTGGGCACGGTCAAAAACACCACCGGAACTACTGCGGGCACTATCCGCAACATGGGCGCAACCGTCGTCACCCAATCGGGCTTGACCACTGTTAGCGACACCACGGCTACTACAGAATTTGTCTTGCCTGCTGGCGCACAAATTTTGGAATTTTTTGTAGACATCACCACCGCTTACGCTGGCACGACTGGTAACACAATCACCATTCAAACTGCCGCTGGTAACTCCTTGGCTACCGTTGGTGGCGCTACAACTACGCCTTTGTCTGTGGGCCGCGCAACCGTAACTGTTACAGGCGCACAGATTGGTACGTATCTGAATGTCGGCACAACTGACTTGGTCGTCCAAGCAATTTACGCTTGCGCTGGTACAGCCAGCGGCGGCGCTGCTACGATTACATGTGTGTACATCGTAAAAGGCTCTGATGGCGTTGCCAACCCAACCGCCACTCAGCAGTAATTAGTCTCGGGGGCTTCGGCCCCTGTTTTACAGGAGATTGATTATGATGCAGACAGACGTTAAAGCCGCGCACCTAACTGCCGCCGGTTCTTTTGTAGTAGGGCGCACGCGCCTCAGAGGTATTGTGGTCAGCCCCAAGGCAAGTACAGCAGCTACATTCGAGATTCGTGATGGTAGCGCCACTGCCGCCGTGCTGTTTACGATGGATTTAGTCAGTGTTGCTACCCCTGTAAACTTCAGCATTATGATACCCGGCGAAGGTATTTTGGCAACCACGGGGCTGCACCTTACAACCAGCGTTGGTACTGTTGCGGGCATTGAAGTGTTCTATGGCTAAGAAGAAAGGCCCGGTTCTCTCGGTCGGTCGTGGCGAGAAGTTACCCGTCTCCAAGGGGGCTGGGTTGACGGCTAAAGGTAGAGCCAAGTACAACGCTGCAACAGGCAGTAACCTGAAGGCTCCACAGCCCCAAGGTGGCCCACGCAAGGACTCGTTCTGCGCCCGTATGTCTGGCATGCCGGGGCCGATGAAAGATGAAAAAGGCAAGCCCACCCGCAAGGCGGCTGCTTTGGCAAGATGGAAGTGCTGAGGTAACTATGGCTAAAAAACTATCTCCCTTTGAAGAAGCATTTAAAGAAGCCCGCGCTAAGGGGGAGAAGACGTTTCCGTTTAATGGTAAGTCGTACAGCACAGTAACCGGCGACGATGTTCAGAAGCGCATTGACAAAATGCCTAGCATGAGCAGAACTCAAGGCGAAACAAAAATAACCCAAGGCGCTACGTACCCTAAACCAGCGGCGGCTCCAGCCCCTAAACCAAAAGCCGACGAGAAAAGCTTGCTGGACAAATACCGTGAAAGCGATACGGCTAAGGGGTTTCGGGATGCACGCGCAACATTTGGCGATACACCTTCCACTGACATGTTGATGAGAGCAGGGCAGGTTGGGATTGCGGCTATGCCTGTTGGGCGTGCTTTAAGCGCCGTTCGCCCTGCAATTGGCGCGGCGGCGCAATCTTTTAAAGAAAGCCTAAAAGACTTCAAACAAGGCATTCCACCGAAAAAATTTCGTTCGGATGAAGAGATAGATTTTCCTATTGAACAATTCTCTAACAAATTAGGCGGATACCAAGTAGTACGAGAACTTGAAAACAATACGGGCGTAAAAGATTTGCCTAACACAAACCCCGATAAAAAATACGGGCAGGGCCAAGGCTTTTTGGGTCGAACAAAAGATGGACTTAAAAAAGGCGGTGTTGTTAAGAAGATGGCATCTGGTGGCAAAGTCTCTGCCTCTAGCCGTGGTGATGGCATAGCCCAACGTGGCAAGACTAAAGGACGGATGTGTTAAATGGAAAACCTAAACACAATATGGTCTGCGGGGCTTACAATGGCTTTGACAGTCATTGGCTTCTTGCTCAAAGAGAAGTTTGCTGAACTGACCCGGCTTAACCTGTTGCTCAACAAAACCCGCGAGGAAATTGCCCGTGATTACGTTACTCAATCAGAAATTCAGCGCATTACTGACCACATTGACCAACGCTTTAACAAGCTTGAAGCAAAAATTGACCAGCTTATTCAAGCGGGAAAGTGATGCCAAGCAGTAGTGCAAAGCAGCATAAATTCATGGAAGCGGTGGCCCACAACCCGTCGTTTGCCAAGAAAGTAGGAGTCCCACAATCCGTGGGCAAGGATTTCAGCAACGCCGACAAAGGCAAAACTTTTAAACGAGGTGGTGATATGGCTACAAAGATGGACCCCAAGATGATGGCTATGATGGCGAAGAAAAAATCGCCTGCGGCTCCCCGCTCCGCAGCGGCCCCCGCTGCCCCTATGGGTATGATGAAAAAGGGTGGCATGGCTAAGATGGCTACTGGTGGTATGCCCATGAAAGACGGTAAACCCGCTTTTATTGGTGACGGCAAGGGCGCAATGAAACATGGCGGCATGGCTAAGATGGCTACTGGCGGCTTGGCTGGCGGTCACAAGAGCGCTGACGGCATTACTAAAAAAGGTAAGACCAAGGCTATGCAAGTCAAGATGAACAAGGGCGGCATGGCCTGCTAAGGAGCTAATCATGGCTGACGGTGGAAAAAAACCTTCCAACTACGATGAAGTAGTGGATGCAAAAATGCAAAAAAAAATTAACGAAGCGTACAAAAATTCTTCCAGAATTGGGCCTCCTAAGCCAGAACCACGAGTACCAAAAAGAATAGGGGTATCAGAGAGGCCTGACCCACGCGGAAGTGTTCGGGACAGTGGTTTTACTAACCGAATGGAGTCGGAGAAAAAAGCAGCCTTAGACCAAGGCTTAAAAGGTGCTAAGGGCTTAATGGGGCCGTTGGCTGTAGCGTCGATTCCAGGGTCCGGCCCATCGGCGGCATTAGCGATGCCTGAAGGTACGTTTAAAGGGCCTGTTGACGATATTATGTCTGCCGCAGATAAGTATCGCGGTGCTCGTAATGCGTTGCAGTCTGCGGATAGAGAGATGGAAGCACAAGATCGCCGGGAATCCCGTATGGCTAAAGGCGGTAAAGTCTCTGCTTCTAGCCGCGCGGACGGTATCGCTCAACGTGGTAAGACTCGCGGCACGATGTGCTAAGGAGAGCAAGATGGGCAACGTAATTGAAAACATCGGCAAAGGCGTCGGTGATTTTGTAGGCAATATTGGCAGTGGTATTGGCAATGCCTTTAAGGGCTTGACCGGCGGTTCTACTACAACCGAAGGCGAGATGCATGAGATACGCAAGAAAATTATTGAACAGCAGAAGGCGCAAGCAGGTAAGCAAGGCGTACCTATGAAAAAAGGCGGCTCAGTCTCTTCTGCTTCCAGCCGTGCGGACGGTATTGCTCAACGTGGCAAAACCAAAGGAATGATGCGATGAGAGCTTCACGCGGTATGGGTGATATTAGCCCATCTAAAATGCCCGATGCGAAGAAGAAAGCGCGTCGGGACGACACCGACTTTGCGCAGTACAAAGAGGGCGGGTTAGCGCAGCAAGCAGCCACCGCTATTGCCATGAAAGCAGCGGGCAAGAAACCCAAGAAGATGGCTGATGGTGGGGAAACAAAGTCCACGGTCAACGCCGCAGGCAACTACACCAAACCTGAGTTACGTAAGCGTATCTTCAACGCCGTAAAGGCAGAGGCTACAGCAGGTACTGGCGCTGGACAGTGGTCAGCCCGTAAGGCACAGATGGTGGCACAGCGGTATAAAAAAGCGGGCGGAGGATACAGAGATTGAAAGCGCCGCAGCAATCTCTAAAGAATTGGGGTGACCAGAAATGGCGCACCAAGTCGGGAAAGCCGTCGTCAAAAACAGGTGAGCGATACCTCCCTGAAGCTGCTATAAAGTCTTTGTCTTCGTCCGAGTATGCTGCGACTACCAAAGCAAAACGCGCTGGTAAAGCAGCAGGTAAACAGTTCGTGGCCCAACCCAAAACCATTGCAAAGAAGACAGCGGGATTTAGATAATGGCCTACACCAGCGGCACTACTACTTTTAACTTAGACCTCAATGACCTAATTGAGGAGGCTTATGAGCGGGCCGGTATTGAGGTGCGTACGGGCTATGAGTTCCGTACCGCACGTAGGTCTTTGAACTTAATGACGATCGAGTGGGCCAATCGGGGTATCAACCTGTGGACCATCCAAGAGGGCGCTATAGCGTTGGTTACGGGTCAGGCTATCTACCCCTTACCAGCAGACACAATCGACCTGCTAGACCACGTTATTCGCCAGAACAACGGCACTGCGAGCACGCAGTCGGACATCAACATCAGCCGCATCTCTGAGTCTACCTACTCAACCATCCCGAACAAGCTGACCAACGGGCGTCCCATTCAGGTGTGGATCAACCGCCAGACGGCGCAGACCAATGCTACGTCTGTGACCCTTAGCTCTACCATCACCAGTACAGATACAACCATAGCTCTCAGTGATACGTATGGGCTTACTACTACTGGGTTTATCAAGATTGATTCGGAAACCATCGGGTATACCAACGTCAGTGGCAATAGCCTTATCAACTGCCTGCGTGGGCAGAACAGTACTACAGCAGCGGCACACACGGCTGCAACGGCTATCTACGTCC